GCCTGCTCCTTCAATGCCTCTGTAAATATCTTTACTCCAAGACGTTCGTATTTTCTTAGATCTGCTTGCGTAGACCTTCTAATCTTAGAGTAATTAAGAGTTCTCATTTCTTAGGCTGGGAAATCCACAAAGTCAGTAGCCGCGTTTCCTAAAGCCTCCTCGCTTGGCAATACGTTGCTAGGTATCCAATGTACATCCATTGCCGGATCTTCGCTTGCGTGCCAGTTCAATAAGCTTCTTACTTCGTTTCCTGTAAAGTACGGTGATTTACCGTACGTCTCTAAAATCACCTGCACATCTGGCTGAAGCTCACTAAAGCTGGAAATATCGAAATCCAAAACGTAATCCATGCCGTAAGACTTGCCTAGCCATTGCGTAAACTTCTCCTCAATCATTTGAAGCTGCGGCATGATTACGTCAGTTACCAAAGACTTCTGTGCGCCTTCCAAATTGGCATAAGTAGCGTTAGAACTAAACAATACAGGATTTACACCCCACAGACCGCAAAGAGTCTGCAAGTCCATATTCTGAGAGTTAATAATATCCATTGCCACAGGACTCAATCCAATCGCATCGTAACGCAACGGAATTGAACTCGCAACAATCTTATTAACATTCTGACTACCGTTTATCCTCTCATCTATCCGCTCATCCATCTTAGCGCGCTGATCTGGAGATGGCCAAAACTCTGGATTAGTAATGTTAGGAGAAATTATACCTTTTGCTCCTCCATTCTGGAAAGTCTTCTGCTTTGCAAACGTCGCCTCGTTGTTAGCCTGAAGAGTTGTTAATCCTGCCAACAGCGGAGGCATTCCTCGAAGCTGCGCACCATTTAAATCCCAAGTTAAATTCGTGGTTTTAATGTGCAACACCTGATCCGCTGGAATCTCGATGTTCTGATCTCCAATTATTAGTTTATAACCTCGTACAGGTTCAAACAAAGAGCCAGCAACTATTTCCACATAGTTAGACGGCAAAACATACATCTCCTTAATCTTGCCCTTATTTAGGCCATCCTGTGGGGCAAATCCGTAAACAAATATCTCGCCGCTAGTATTGTACCACGTTAGCATAGAATCCAGAAACTCGCTCCAAGTTTGCATTGGATTTGGATTCTTTACAAGCTGATTTACAGGATCTGAATAGTTAACGTCTTGCAGCTCCTTTTTTCTAAACGCTATGCTCTGCAATCTATTAAGCTCTTTCGAGTTGTATTTTCCGCCTCTGTACTTTTTACTCACTTCGCTCTCCTTGTAAACGTAAGTTGGGCACTGCTTTCCCTTTTCGGCTATCTTTCGGATAATTGAGTAAACAAGAGCATTACCTTTGTAACCTTTATCGATAAAAGTCTGCTGGTTCGAGTCGTACCAAACTACAAGCGTAGAAGCCGTGAATTGACCGTATAGGATTTGATTGAGTAGGTTTACATCGGGTTTCTGAGGTGTCGAAATAACCGCAGGATTGATGTAAGACCTTAGAGCCTTTAATAGCATAGCATATTCGTTTTAGCAAATATACTTATTTATTCTTTTCTAAAAATGTAACACCGTAAAACCAAATCACAAGCATAACAGCGCGAGCGCTCCAATGCCAAGAAATCGGATTAAAGTCCAATGTCACAAATACGATAAACAAATAAGTAATTATCATTAAGATAAGCGCGGCAATTGTTTCTTTTGTCATATAGAGAATTCAAAGTTATTTTTTACCATTAATTCAGTTAAACCCCAAACAAGCGCGTCCACTCTATCGGGACTTTTTCCTTTGTCAGGGTTAAAGGTTACCATTTGCGATTCTAATATCGGGAAACTGCCAACGTGATAAATTTGCCCTTGCTCGTATAATGAATAAACAGGCTCGGCTCTCACGTATTTTCCTTTCGTCGCTGTAACTAGCTTAATCCTAAAATTTGTCCCTTGGGACTTTAATACGGCTTCGACCATGTCACCACCTTGATTTTTCTCAGCTACAATACAATCGGCGTTCCATCTTAGCGCGGCATCGTTCGCGATCTTTGCCCAATGATTCGGCGAATATTTTCCGCTCAAATCTTCGAGAACGTAGCCAAATCCTTCATTGTCTTTTCCGACTACAATTAAGCCTGTTTCGTCGCTATTCATATTTGCCGTAACGGCCGGGTCAATTGATACAATTATACGGTTTAGGTTTGGCGCTTCATCTATTCGAGCTTTTCCGATAATTGCGCGATTCCATAGCATGCCGTCGGCATCGTCTAACCAAGTACCTAAAAATAGATGTTCATATCTTGCGCGGTTTTCTCTTTTTGTTTTTTCCGCGGCTTGGATAAATGAATCGCTTAAATTCTCTTTATTGTCTATGTATGTGGTATGTATGTACGTTGTATCCGTTCGCTTCTTTTTTACAAACTCGGAATATATCCAATGCGATTTATAAGACGGATTCATTACGAGAATCACGCGGTTTGGGTTATCCTTTGCACGTATTGAAAGGTCTACTTTGTCGAAAACGTCCGGGTCTGTCAATTCCTCCGCTTCATCAATCACCCAAGTAGAAAGTCCCGCAATACTTTTCAGATTTGCAGTGTTTACGCCTGAACTAGTTTTTATTCCGCGAAATAGGATTTTTGATCCTGTCAACTTATTTATTATTTCGGACTGTGTAACTTCAAAGTCTTGGATTTTGCCCATTATTTCTATTTTGTCTAGAAATTCGGGAATAATCGAAATAAACGCCGAAACCAAAGTGTAACGCGTAAACAAAATTACGTGGCCTTTTTGATAAGTTAGATTAAGTAGAAATAACGCGAGAGTCCAACTTTTCCCAGATCCACGTCCGCCGGTAATTAGATAATACCTATTATCCGGCGTTTCGTAAAACAGCGGTTTGTAGGCTTCGAGTAGGTTGATCATTAAATAAATAGTTTATCCGTTTGTGGATCAGCGCCAAAACTTTCTATTTGTTGCGCTTCTTTGTTAGTCACTGCTTCAAAGTCTATTTGTTCCACATCTTTAAACTCGATTTGTTTTGTAATCCATTGGATCGGCGGAGCTATATTTTCGCCGTTACTCGTTACGTCGATTTGCTGTTTTGGCATACCAAACCGGTAAGAAAGCCAAAGTTTTAGCGCGGCCGTATCACCTTCTTGACATTTGTACAAAAGCGCTTCCCAAATTTTTTCAGGCACACAAATGCGATCCATTTGTTCTATGAGCTTGACTTCCTGTATTTTAGGTGGGCGACCTGCTCCTTCTCTCGCTCCGCCTGCTCCTTTTTTATTTGTCATGACAACTAAATTTGAATAAAAATGAATATTCAAGGATAAAGGTAATTGAAAATAAATAAAAAAAAATTAAAAATAATTAGTACAAGGTATTGTATATCTTACAAACCTTTGTATATTTGATAAACAATAACACAGACACAAACTAAAAACACAAACACTATGAGAACTTCAAACACAGTAACACGAAACAACGAAAATGCAAAAGCCAACATTATAGCTCTCGGCATTATGGCCCTGGTTATTATTGTAGGCCTGGTATATGGCATGCAGTTAGATGCAATCGGATATTAAAATGAGAAAAGCTACCAAAGTACTCGGCCTGGTTATTTATTATATAATAGCACTTATTCCCTTTTTCTTTTTGGGATACTTATTAGGACTAAAATTAATCTAACAAACTTTAAACACTTACTAACATGGAAAATTTACTAGGAACAGGCAACACTAAGCTAAAAAATACAGCTAAACACTTTGACATTAAGATTTTTAACTTTTCAATCCCTGCAGGTAATGACAAGGCGAGCGGTAAAATTACTTGCCCATTTGCTGGCTCATGCTTAAAACTTTGCTATGCTAAAAAAGGGATGTATAGATTTGGCAATGTGGAACGCGCGTTGACTAAAAGATATGAGGCAAGCAAAGAGGCGGATTTTGTGCAACGTATAAATGACGAATTAAGCAAAGTAAAAAAAGATAAGCAAATTTACGTTCGCATTCATGATTCAGGCGATTTTTACTCGCCTTCATACTTTTCTAAGTGGTTAGAAATTGCGCAAAATAACCCTACAGTTCGTTTTTACGCGTACACTAAAAGCCATAGTTTTATCCGCGGCAACTTTGTTTTACCTGAAAATTTCGATTTAATTTATTCATTGGGATCTACTCGCGACGAATTGATAAACCAAGAAAGCGAACGGCATTCAAAGATATTTCAGAGCGCCGACGAAATGGCCGCGGCTGGTTATTCGGATTCTAGTTATTTAGACATAAACGCTACCAAGTGGGTAACGGAAAACAAAAAGATAGGTTTATTGATCCACTAAAAAACAGTAGTATAAAACATAAACACAAAAAAAAATGAAATCTACATTTAGAGAATATACGACAATTTCGGGCCGAACTATTTTAGTACGGCCTAATTATTCAAAAAGAGTTTTCACTATTCAAACCGAGTCGAATACCTTTAAAACGTATAAATTAGACGAAAATACCTTTAACGATAATTTATTTAACACTGGTAACGATTGGCAAAATTATTTAAGAACGTCAACGGATATTTTTGTAATTAAATAACTATGGACCTATTCGAATATCCCGAAACCTGGCCCGTAAATTTACGGGCTATTTTGGCTCGTTACTTTGCGAAGGAAAACAGCTACGAAAATTTAATACAGTTAGAACGCGATCTTTTGCGCGCTGGGTATTCGATCGAATACGGTTTGGACTGTATGGCGTACAACTTAAAACAAATAGAAACACATGGGTAAATTTATTACATCCCGATTTAAAAGCGCGTGCGCTGAGACGGGCAAAACAATTCTAGCGGGCGAAAACATATATTTTGACGGTAAGGCCTATTCGAATGAATCGAAAATGTACAAAGATAGAAAGCAAGCCGGGCAAATTTTCGCACGTATTACAGGCAAGGAAAACAGTATATAAAAATCGGGCTTATTTTAGCCCGTTTAAGACATTTAACTTATTACCTATATCAGAGTACTATTTAAAAAATATCGCTTTACTACGGGCTTAAAAATATGCTGTAATGAATCGCAAAGGTTACCGGTTAACCGTAGTATAAAACAAAATACCTAGTGGAAAACATAGCGGTGATCCGTAGTGGAAAACATAGGGGAAAAATATAGCTAGTGGAAAATAAAATCAGTAGTGGAAATTAGAACCAGTTAGAACCAGTTCCAAAATATCAAAAATGCTAGTGGAAAATAAAATTTACCAGGCTGTAGTGGAAAATAAAATCGCTAGTGGAAATTAAAACCAATCAAATAAAAAATTTACCGCTAGTGGAAAACAGAAAATAAATAAGTACAAACGCTTGCATCAAATTACAAAACATTATAATTTTATATCACATCAAACACACACACAAAATGCTAAAAGATCACCAATTTATTTTTGAGCAATCTGGATTTACTCTGGAACTCGAATCATTCGAAAACGAAGGAATTGTTTTAGACCTTTTTTTCGGTAGTGGAAAATCACTTTCCTTAGAACTTTACGACGAATTAAACGAGCGATTTACAGAACATTACAAAATCGTTTGCCAAATTTTAGATCCATTTATTATTGAAAAACTAGAAAACGAAATTAAAAAATGCTTTACGAAATGATGTCAGCCACAGAGTACGGAGTACTCAAAGGCTATAGTGAAAAATCAACCAGAGTTCACCAGATTATCCGATCAGGTGTTTGGCCAAAGGAGTTTGCTTTACCTCCTAGAAAGATAGGCAACCAATGGATAGTATTTATTGACGTAACCTGGATTCCAGATGGTAGAGGATAGAATAAAACAATGGATAGTGGAAAACTACGGAGAGGTTTCCGCTAGTGTAAAACATGAGATGTTGATGACATTCGAAATGTACTGGGATCAGTTCAATTTTAGATACGCTGAGATTAAGACTTTAGAGACCTACCCCCCCCCTCTTTTTTCTAAGTAAACACTAATAAAAAAAACAAACACATGAAAGAACTAATTTTAATTCAATCGGAGCTTAAAGCTCCAAAGAACCAGTTCAACGCCTTCGGGAAATACAAGTACCGAAGCTGCGAAGATATTTTAGAGGCATTAAAGCCTTTGCTTCTAAAATATGAATGCACCTTGACAATTGAGGACGAAGTAAAAGAGGTTGGCGGAATTGTATTTATTGAAAGTACTGTTTCTATTCAGATAGATAAAGAAGGCAGAACAGAGGGTAGAGCAGTCACTGCTCAGGCTGGTATTAATCCAAATAGAACAGGTATGGACATTGCGCAAAGTTTCGGAAGCAGCAGCTCATATTCTCGAAAGTACGCGCTTAATGGACTTTTTCTTATCGATGATACAAAAGATCCAGATTCGACAAATGATCATGGCGCAAAAAAGGAGGAATTAAGTCCAAAACATCCAAAGTGGAACGGCGCAAAAGATTCTATTGCCAAAGGTCAAGTGACAATGGCGCAAATTAAGGCAGTTTACATTTTAACATCAGACAACGAAAAACTACTAACATCATGAACTTTAAATGCAGAGCAAGTGCGCTAGGTCAATTGATGACTAACGCAAGATCAAAATCAGAATCTTTATCTCAGACAGCAAAAAGCTACATTGAAGATTGGGTAAAAGAGCAGATTTACGGAGTAAAAAAGCAGATTAAATCTAAGTACATCCAGAAGGGATTAGCCTTGGAAGATATGGCGATTGAGTTTTACTCGATTGCCAAGGATCAGAGTTTTATGATTAAAAATTTGGACAACTTTGAAGATGATTTTTTCACTGGAACTCCAGATTGTATGCACGAAGGTGTAGTGTACGATTTTAAAACCTCCTGGGATTGCTATACTTTCCCTCTGTTCGACCAAGAGCCTGACATGGGATACTTCTATCAACTGCAAGTTTATATGCACCTGACAGGCTTAAAAAAGGCTAAGTTGGTTTACACGCTTCAGGACACTCCAGAATATTTGACTTATGAGGAGCCGGTAAGCTATTCGCACGTGGAAAATATTTACAGAATTAAGGAATTTGACATCGATTATGATCCTGAAGTAATTGAGAAAGCAAAGGAAAAAGTATTGGAAGCTCGCGAATTTGTTAAAGAAATGATGTCATGAGCGATATAACGATGTGCGAGGGAATAAATTGCCCGATCAGGGAAAAGTGTTATAGGTTTAGAGCAAAGACTAATTTGGTTCAGCATTTCTTTATAAAAACTCCATACGAGTACAGTCATTGCGATAAGTTTATATCATTTGAAGATGAAGAAGATAGCAACCAACTAAAGTTCATACAATGCCAGATATAACTATGTGCCCAGGGACAAACTGTCCCCAGAAAGAAAAATGCTACCGATTTACGGCTACGCCATGTGATTATCAATCGTATTTTACGAAAGCACCAATAAAGGAAGGTAAGTGTGAATATTACTGGGGAGAGAATGCAGAATCAGTTTGGAATCAACTAAAAGAGATAGTGAAAATTCCAGATCCTACCCCCCCCGTAGTAAAGTAGTGGAAATTAAAATTTTATTAAGCTATGACAACTAAGGAAAAACAACGAGAATTAATTGTAGAAATTATGAAAGCAGATGAGAAATCAGGTTTATACGATGAGCCTACTAGGAAAAACACAGCAGTAGATTTATTATTCCTTGCACTTTGGACAGCACCTAAAGATAAATTGAGTTGGCATTCAATTTTAAAACAAGCTAAGGCAGTTGAAAAGTCTCAGATTTCAATTGCTCATTTACAAGGAGCTATGAAAATGCACAACAAAGAATACCAATCTGGAGATCAGTACTACAACGAAACATACGAAGATCAATGAGACAGACAGCAGTACAATTTTTAGGTACAAAACTTATGTACTTAAATATGAATCCAAAAGAAATTAGAGATTTCTTAGACTGGTATGAAAAAGCCAAGGAGATGGAAGAAGGGCAAATTGCAGTAGCATATTCTACTGGAACACTTGACGGAGTTACTCAAAATTTTACAAATGGGTATTCTTATTACGAAAAAACATACAAAAGCAAATGACATCACTAACACAAGAACAAAAAACAGAGATAGTAAGACTTTACAAGCTAAAGATCCTTAATAAAAATATTTCTACAATAATGGGACTATCAAAGCACGTTGTAAACAATTACATCTACAAGGATTACCTAAAGACTAATGAGCGCGCTAAAAACACAGCAGCGCACTTAAAATTAGCTGATGAGGTAATTGATATGTACAAAAATGGAATAACGTACAAAGCAATTGCAGAACGGACTTCTTTAAAGTACCACCACATTTGTGAGATTCTAAAGCTTACTACATTCCGTAGAAGACCAGGAATAACTATAAAGAATCTTAGAGAAGTACAACGAATGTGGGAAGATGGCTATAGAATTGCCAACATTTCTTATAAGCTGGATTTAAATTATGGGCAGGTGGAATATTGGGTAAGAAAGATGCGCGAAGGGGTGTACACAAGTGTACACTAAGTGTACACTAAGTGTAAACCAAAATCGGCCTATATTAGCTCCAAACGCAATAAGTGAACACTTTGAACACTTTTTGGCAAAAATGAAAAAAAATAAATTTTCAGTAGGTAAAAAAAATACATTACGAAAAAAAGTGTAAACTTGTAAACCTAAGCCAAAAAAGTGCCAAAAATCGGTCAAATTATAACGTATGAAGGGTTTTAGGGGTTTACACTCAGGTGTAAACTAAGTGTAAACTTGTGTACACTTTTTTACCAAAAATAGCCGTTTTTACCCTACCCCCCCCCCTCTTTTTCAAAACTTTGTAAACATCAAAATGAACGTAACACTAGGAAGAGCAATCAATTTACTTAACGCTGGATTCAGCGTAATGCCCATATCAGAAGGCAAAAAACCGCTCATTTTATGGAAGGAATACCAGACCAAAAAGATAGAAAAAGAAGAGTTAGAGAGGCTTGAGTCTAAAACTAAAGGTTATGGTATTATAACAGGATTTTATGGTACTGAATGCATTGACATAGATCTAAAAGTTTTCCCTAGTGTACAAGAGGGTAAGAAATTCTGGAATGAGTTCATTGCATTTGTATCTGATTACATTGATGACTTCGCTAGGAAGTTCGTGATATACAAGACTGTAAACTCTGGATATCACATTATCTACCGATGCGAAAAGGTAGAAGGAAACAGAAAACTTGCTACTCTGAAGGGACATTCTCAAGCCTTAATTGAAACTAGAGGAACTGGTGGATATATCTACATCTACGATCACCAGGTAAGCGATTTATCCTATGAGGAAATTCAAGAAATCACAGTTGAAGAACGCGATTTATTGATGAATCTATGCAAGTACTTTCACTACGAAGAAAAGGTAGATGAAATTAAGCCAAAAGAAGCCGATTACAGCGGTCTTACACCTTGGGATGACTACAACTATAGGAACAAGGCTATTGACCTGTTACAGGGCGAATTTAGTGCCATTAAGCACCTATCTGACCGTATAGTTCTACGCAAGAATGGAAGCAAGGATGCATTGCACGGATTTATCTACAAGGATAGTGGATTGTGCTACATATTTACCACTGCGACGATCTACCCTCATGAGACACCGCTTAGTCCGTTTGCAATCTACTCATGGAAGTTCTTTGGTGGAAATTACTCTGAAGCTGCGAAGGAATTATACAAGGCTGGCTATGGTGAACGCAAGATCAGAAAAGTAGAGATTGAGAAAATCGAAATCCCAAAGGAGGAGTTGATATTTCCAATTGAAGTCTTTCCTGAATCATTGCAGAATTATATTCTGTTAAATCAGAAAACTCTTAATCATTCAATAGATTACATGGGTTGCAGCTTACTTTGGTACATTTCTATTTGCATTGGAAATGCCTGCAAGGTGGAGGTAAAAACAGGATGGAGAGAGTCAGTAAACATTTGGTTAGGATTAATTGGTAAAGCAGGTCTAGGAAAAACCCCTAGTATAAATGCGGTTATATTTCCATTGGCTAAGAAAAATAGTTTTGAGATTAAGCACTACCAGAACGAATACAAGAAGTACAAGGAATACGAGAAGCTAAGTTCCAAGGACAAAAAGGATGTAGAGGAAATTAAGGAGCCAGTAAGGAAGCAGATTATTGTAAACGATGTAACTGTAGAAGCATTGGCTGATCTCCACGAGGAAAACGAAGTAGGAATTGCAGTATTTAAGGATGAGCTGAACGGATGGATAAAGGACATGAATAAATACAAGCCTGGATCTGATTTGGAGTTCTGGCTCTCATGTTGGTCTAATCAGCAGGCAATTTTAACAAGAAAAACCGCAAAGAGTAGCTTTATTCAATCGCCATTGATTCCAGTACTTGGTGGTATACAACCTGGTATCTTCTCTCAGATTTCTACCTTGGAAAATAAGGACAATGGATTCCTAGATAGATTGCTAGTTTGCTACCCGGACAAGGAGATTGAGCATTACAATAGAAATGCGATTGAGCAGGAGGTATTGGATTGGTATGAGGCTTATATGTCTCAGTTCTATAACTTAATTAGAAAAGAAATCTTGCAGTTAAATAAGTTTGGAGACATAGAGTCAAGGATAATTAAGTTTGACTCTGAGGCTGAAAAAGAGTGGGAGCGAATCTTTAACAACATCACAGATATGCAGAATTCAGATGATATTTCTGAGTATGTCAAAAGTATGTTGAGTAAGCAGAAGGCTTACATCCCCAGATTTGCTCTGTTAATTAACTCGATTACTGCTTATAACGAAGGCAAAGGATTTGACTGGATTGATAAGGAAAGTTTGCTGAAGGCTGAGAAGTTGAGTAATTACTTCATTGCGATGTCAAAGAAAATTAAGGTAAATTCATTGGAGACAGGCGAGTTAAGTGAGTTGGTTAGATCATTAAAAAATGAGACGATTGAAAGAAAAATACAGCAGATTCAGGAAGCAGTACCTGACTTCAATAGATCGGAGCTTGCTGAGATGCTAAATGTGAGTAGAACAACGATTTATAAACACTTAAAGAAATGATTGAAGCACTAGACGAGATTACAGAAATCCCATTTAATGTATTCTGGGATAAGTTTATGGAACTTGAACCAGGTATTTATGACCGATACACCGCAGAAGGATATTGGCTAAAGATGAGAGAGCAAAACAGAATCTTAGCATTTGAATTTCTATGTCGATTTGGAAGCGACTTTAGAGAACCTTGGATGCATTTAAGACAGTTTGACCTTCCGTTTTAATTTACCC